AACTCGATGCAGAACAAATATTAGCACCGATTAGCCGCCATGGCTAATTGATTTTTTCTATTACAAGTCAGGGCTCGATAGACTGACCTTCTGGGTAAATGTAATTCTGATCAGTCACTGACCCAATGCGTGTGCGCGTCCTGATGTCACAGTTTCCGTCCATCATGACGCAAGCCACCCCGATAGCATCGCGTACGTCTTCCATGATAGAAAACCCCGCGCCATGCTGGGGCTCATCGACGCTGAACACAATGGATATGTACACCCCTCCGGAGTCCCAAGCCTGCTCCCAGCTGTCATAGGTATTGGCGTTGTACATCTCAATAAATGCGTGTTTGTTGCTCATTTCAGTTCCTTTGGTATCTCAACGTCATCGCCCAGCTTGGACGCTACGAAGCAGCGCATGGCTGCAATCAGGGGTGTTTTGCCAACAGTGTGGTTAGTCAGGTTATCTGTAGCTATCCATTTGACCCCGTCATACGGGCGCACTTCTATGCGTTCTCGCTCAATAATCGGCCCAGCTTGCTCCCACTTCATAGTTGGAATGAAGTACTCGGTCTCGCCAGTGGAAAGCGTGATCTTGAGTAAACCCATGTCGTCCTCGTAGTCAAAGGCCAGCAACCCCTCACACTTCGCCACCGCCCAATCAAGGGCAGCGCCTGTCAGTTCGTTTGTTTTCATCTCTATCCTTTCTAGTCGCATCAACTCGATGCAGGGGAAATATTACCACCGCATGCAAACCGCTACCAATTGATTTTTTCTATGATAAATTAGGTCTTGATAGCCAATGCAAAAGCGCGTCCCATGGCATGCCACGTGCCGGCCACGAAGCCAAGGCCGGCAGCCGCAGACCCTGCTCAAGCAGGGCAATCGCCTGATGCCCGCCGTACAGGTGAATCAGAGACGGCCGCTTAGTCGTGCCCTCTTGCAGGACCAGCACAAAGCAGGGGCGACCCTTGGCAGTGTGGCGGGTCATGAAAGCCACCTGATGCGGGCGAAGCTCTACCTTCAGCCCGCGGGTGACCGCTTTAAGCTCAAGACCAACGAAAGCAGGGCCAATGCCAACCAGCATGTCAGGCACACCAAGGTTGACCCGATTCTCAATGCGCTCGATATCGCAGCCCAACGGCAGCAGGCCCTCGCGGACCCGCTTTGAGAATCGCGCCTCAGGGGTTGTTGCCACTGTCGTTATCTCGCTCAAAAATGTCTTCGGGAGGCTGCTCCACTCCCGCGTCAAAAGCCGGATCGCGTTCTCTTTCAACACTGTCAATCACCTTTCCAGTGTCAGCATCAATCAGCGCTGTCGGAGGGGGCCCGCCGTACAGCTGTTTCAGCTCGTCAAGCTTGCGCTGGACCTCTTCTTTGCTCATTGAGTCAATCGTGCCGTGCCTGATCTCTTTGCGCTCAACGTAGATCGTGCCCAAGGCCTGACCGCGGCGGTATTCAGCCTGAACGGCAGCAGCGAAAGCGCCAGCCTCCAGCGCCTTATCGCGGATTGTCTGCAAATCCTTCATGTGCCGCTCGTACGAGGTGTTGTACTTCGAGGCCAAATCAGCCCGATAGGACTGGATCGCAGCCACCACGTGAGGGTACATCGCAGGGTTGGTCAGCTTCCACGCCATCACTGACGCGCTCGAGGGCTTGTACCCTGCGCTGATCGCCGCCTGTTTCAGGGTCACCTTACCGTCACCCGTCACGTATTCCTGAACGAATTTGCGCTCTTTGTCGTTCAATGGCTTGAGGCCAGCATTGGTCCCCGTCTTTGGGGCAAGCCGCCGGACCACCTTGTCCACCTGAACCGGCGGAGTGTTCCAGATGTCCGTGCGGCTCATCAGATCACCCGCCAGAGCCGCCAGCCGGCCTTGTCAGCCCCTTTGTCCGTGATCCTGAGGGTAAAGGTCCAACTCGGCTCCAAAGCCTTCCCAAAGCGCACAGCAGCGACCCGCGCCGATGTAGCCTGTTTTTTGTCAGCGAAGAAAATGCTGTCGCCCACTTCCATCTCTCGGAAAGGGTACTTGCCTCGCTCGATTGGCAGGGGGATATCTCGTTCAATTTCAAACATGGGTGTCTTTCGCGTACGCTATGAAGCTCTGAATATACATAGAAGATGCCTATAGGTCAACACGAAACACAAAAACAGGGAGCACTCGCCTTCTCCCTCTTCCCAACCTGATCCAACCCAAAGACCGAGGTCCTTGAAACCTATATAGGGCAGGTCAGAAGAAGATAAATTTTTTCTCAAAAAAAAAGTCATAGGGACACCCCAGCCACACACCTATTTTTCACACCGTAATGTTGGTGTAGTACCCACAACCCGCATAAACGCTCACTTCTTACGGCATTACGTCTATTACGCCAAATCCATGAAAAATCAAAAATCAAAATCAAAAAATAGTTGAACTCTCTATATAGAAACCCACTTTCCATATAAAAACCCCGGTCCTTGGTCCGTTTTCCATATAAGGCGCACCAAAACCAAGGGTAAACACCTATGTTTTATGCGTTTTCAAGTACTTGACGCGTACAAGTAACAGTTGCACAATAGACTCCTCAACAAAGAAAGGATAGTGTCACATGAAAAAGAAAACCGGCCTCAATTCCGAGGCACAAACCCCCTCAGATGACGAACTTCGGGCACTCTGCGATAAAGCCCGACTAGACTCCATTCGCATTTTGCGTCATTGCGAACATGAGATAAGGAGCCCCTCACAATCCCTGTTCGCCTTGATCCTTGGCACGTCAGCCTTGGCACGTGGTATGGACATGGATCTGCACACTCTGATGGGCGCGGTCATGGCTGCGTACAAAGAAGAAGTCGATCTCGTAGTTCTGGAAAAGACAAAGGACAGCAAATGAAACGCCTCACGCAATCCACCGACCCTGACAACCTCGTCTTCATTTACGAGACCGATGACTGCTCTGAACCTCTGCGCTGCCTCTTGGCTTATGACGCCCCTGAGAGGGGGTCCAGAGAGCCGCTGACGGGCTTGCAGCTGGAACCCGACTACCCAGCCACCTACACGCTGCACGCGGTCTTTGCGGGCCTTGTGGACATATACGGTTTGATCTCTGATGCGCGGATCACGCTGATTGAGGAATGCGCTTTTGACTTTTTTGAGGGATAAATTATGGGTGAATTTACTGGATGGGCTCTGTTGTTGACTGCTATTGCTGCTTGGTTCAATCACATCTTCACGTGCTTTTCGGAAGGGCTGTGGGGATTCTTGGTGGCCGGCGCGATCATGTTCCCGATTGGGATCTTGCATGGTGTTTGGTTGTGGTTTAAGTGAGTGAGCACTAACATGTCTACTAATAGTTCCTTGAGCCCTGAGCAGGCGTTGACGTTGGCTTTAACGCTGGCGATAACAGCGCCCAGTGATGAAAAGGCGGCGCAGTGCGTTGCAGTGGCGCAGGCGATTGCCGCCACGCTGACAGACAAACAAGTTGAGGCCTGTAAGGCTGACGCATTGAAGAAGGTGAAAGATCATGCTTAAAAACACATGGGAGTGGGTCTTGGTCCAGTGCAAGCGGATCACACCCCCTGAAATCATTGCTGCTGAGTTGATGGAGGCGGAGGTCCAGCTGTTGAAGGCTGAGACTTTGCGTGAATATGCCGAGTCACAGGTCTCGTACAACAAGACCCGTGTCAAGCGTTTGAAGGCTTACATGAATGTTTCAACAGAGGAGAAGGCTGCATGATCAAGATTGAAAAGGATATCCCGCCTCCGGTGAACGGAACGACGATTGCGAATGCTTTGATGCAGTTGAGTGTCAACGACAGTTTCTTTCTGTCTGATTTCACCTCGTCTTTGAAGAACACGCTGCACATTCAGATCCGGCGGCATCGGGAGTTGACGGGCGCTACGTTCATGACTCGGGTGCAGGATGAGGACGGGGGTGTACGTGTTTGGAGGTTGACATGATTGAATTATCCCCAATCAAAGACACAGGCGGACCAGCGTTTCCGCTGGACAGAGACTGCTGCAATGTAGGCATGACCCTGCGCGACTACGTTGCAATCAAAGCAATGCAATCTTTGATAACTAATTTTTTAAACAAAGAGTTGGATGAAATTGATCCACAGGGGTGGATGGATGGGCTTGCTATGGATTCTTACTCTATGGCAGATGCCATGCTGAAAGCGAGGACGAAATGACAAAACGCTACTGCGACACGGGCCGCATCGACTGCCCGCACTTGCCCGAGTGCATTTGGGAGTGCCACTACGACAACGCCAAGCTGGAACCGATGACCCGCAAGGTCAAGCCTTACCCGATTGTCCCCGAGGACATCAAGCCTGTGCCCGAGGCGTGGCAGATTATTGGCAGCGTTTTAGTTGGCTTTGGAATTGTTGCGCTGGCAGTGATCTGCATCCTGCTGTTCTTCACGGGTGCTTGGGTTTGGAGCTTGCTGATATGAACACATACGTCACAGGAAGTCTCAAGATACGCACCCCGCCCCCGCCTGTTGGCGGCTACCGCATGGGTGACGAGGAAAACGGTGGCAAGATTCTTTTTGGCCTACCGAAGAAACCGCGCTGGATTCACCGCATGGGTGTGCGTCTGGTGCTGGGTTGGAAGTGGGTGGACGCATGAAACAAGAAGAAATTATCCGCATGGCGCGGGAGGCTGAGTTTGACAGCCACGGCCACATCATTGCTAATCAGTTGGCGCTCCTTGAACGCTTTGCCGCCCTTGTCGCAGCAGCGAGTGCAGCAGCCGAAAACGAGGCGTGTGCGAAGGTGTGTGAAACGCTTGGAGTACACCCTGCTGTGAATGTTTGGAATGGTGGCCCTGATTGGTACAAGCATGGAAAAGACTGCGCCGCCGAAATCAGAGCAAGGGGGAACACATGAAACAAGAAGACATCATCCGCATGGCGCGGGTTGCAGGAGTCCGCGATGACGGCTATCGGTTTGAGTTCAGCGAGTACAAATATCTTGAACGCTTTGCCGCCCTTGTCCGTACCGAGGCGCAAGCCGAAGAGCGTGAGGCGTGTGCGAAGGTGTGTGAAACAGACGGTATTGGGGCTAAATATCAAGGCGATGTTTATGCAGAAGTTATCCGAGCAAGGGGACAAGCATGACTGATGCGGATAGAGCACTGGCCCGACAGGCATTGGTAGAGAACGATTGGGACAGGTACATAGACACAACAAAACTCATTCAACTTGCCCGCGCTGATGAGCGTGAGGCGTGTGCAAAGGTGGCTGAATGGGTAGGGCAAGATAAAAACCACATTGGCATTGCCGCCGCCATCCGAGCAAGGGGACAAGCATGAAAGACGAAGCACTGAAGCTGGCGCTGGAGGCGCTGGAGAACGAGTTGTGTATTGATTGGACAAATAACGATGAGTTCAACGCATCAGCAGAAAAGATGCACGAAGCTATTACCGCCATCAAAGACGCCTTGGAACAGCCAGAGCAGGAGCGCCCGTGGGTAGGGCTGACTTTTGAAGAAAGAAATGGGATTTGGAGAAAAGAAATTGGTTGGGGCGACCCATCCCATAACGACGAAGACCTGATGAAGGCCATCGAAGCCAAACTCAAGGAGAAGAACACATGACTGAGCATGTGGTTTACATAAAGGATGACGCACCTGCAACTGCCTTTGCTATGCGTACGCGCACATGGGACACGATGGTGCAGATGCACAAAGACCGCTATGGCGATTCATGGGAAGATTACTTCAAGCCATACAAAGTTGTTGCTCAGGGTCTGAGCGAGGAACACGCCGAGGCGCTTGTCAAAACAATGAAGGAGAACACATGACTAAATTTTTTGACGGGGTAGAACTGTTCAAGTTGTATGCAGAGCGGGGGCTACCTCTTGAGATGACACTCATGCGGATAGATCAAGCGGGTAAGGCTGTTAACTGGCCTTTGTTTGTACAAGAGGCCGTGCGAAATGGTTGGGGCTTGAAGAAGGTGTATACCACGATCATTGCGGGTGTAAGAGACGCAGAGATTTACTCTAAGGAACAGATGGTTGAGTTTGAGACTTTGGCTAAATTATTTTTTGTCAAGGAGAAGAACAATGGATAACCACCGTGAGCTTAACGACCTAGAGCTAGAAGCATTTCGTTCGGGGAAAACATACGCGGAGTACCGTGCTGGATGGGTTTCAATTGGCCCAACAGACGGACGATCTGCCACGATGAAGAAAGCGGATTTTCTTAAAGCTGTGCTGCCGGGTTTAAACGAACTTTTTGGCCTTGACAGCGACACACAGGAGAAGAACACATGACAGCACACTTTAATTTTCATCGGCGCATTGGTATCACCCCCAGCTTTGGGGTTGAGTTTGCCAACTACGACTCAAAAGGGACTGTCACCCTGCGTTTGTGGTGGTCTGCGTTTACATGTACGTTTGATATCCCCAAGCGGTATTGGAAAGTGGAAGATGAAAGGACTCGTTTCTACAGAGAACTCAGGGAGAAGATCACATGAAGCCTTGCCTGAAATGTATTTACTTCCAGAAAGTACGCACCAAGCACGCAGTCGTCTTGATATGCGCGGTCAGCGAGAAGCCCTGCATTAAATCACTTACACCCGAGGGGATGTGCGGACAGGTCAAGGAAACATGGCCCAAGGAGAAGAAGAAATGATGCGAGCGCCGAACGGCAAGCCGATACTCAACGAGCCAGACGCTGAAGGGTTGTACACCTGCCAGTACACAGGTCTGAAGGTGTCGCGTGAAGAGTCCATCTTTTTGGGGCCATGTGTACCACAGGTCAACGGTACATACGTGTGCCACCCGACTGCACTGCCCTTCTTTAAAAAGTCCAAGCGCAATTTTGACGAGAGCGAGGCTAACTGCAATACCTGCAAGCACCTTGTTCGCGTAAAGCATGAGCCAAGAAAAGACGGGATGCTACAGGGCGAGTGCCAAACGATGCCCAAGCTGCTGTTCCACCCCGATGACTTTATGGGGATGAATTGCTACGAACAAAGACCGGAGAAGAACACATGAGCACAGACATGACTAAGACATGGTTTGACGGAACGAACATCGTCACGCAGAAGATACCAGAGGCTGAAATCTATAAACGCCCGTGGGTAGGGCTGACGGAGGAGGAGAGGGCGATTTTTGATGCGGCAAACCCGAAGACTCAAGAAGAATGGGATGCGTTATTTAACGGTATAGAAGCCGAACTCAAGGAGAAGAACACATGACATGGATACTGACTATTTGCACAGCCGCTTGGGGTATTTGCGGGACTCTGAAAGAGATCGAGTACCCCACAGAAGAACAGTGCTACAAAGCACTGGATGCCCTATATCGCCAACAGGGAAGAGAGAATTTTAAGTATGTGACTTGCTCACCCAAGACAAAGGAGAAGAACACATGACCAAAGAACAAGAAGCACTGAAGCTGGCGCTGGAGAAAATTGCGCTTGAGGCGCTGGAAAATGCAGAAAGCGCTATGTATCTAACAAGCAAAGGAGAAGAACACATGAGCACAGACATGACTAAGACATGGTTTGACGGAACGAACATCGTCACGCAGAAGATACCAGAGGCTGAAATCTATAAACGCCCGTGGGAAGGGCTGACGCATGAGGAACGGGAAATCGTTCTCGATTCAATCCCCCCAAACAACATGGGCGGTGAGTACTACAACAAAGAAATCACGGCAATTGCTTTTGCCATCGAAGCCAAACTCAAGGAGAAGAACGATGCCGTTTGAACAACACCCAACCGACCCTGACAAACTCGTCATGCGTGCTGGAAACTACAACCTACAGAAGCCGTGGGTAGGGCTGACGGATGATGAGTTGGCTGAACTTAGCGCGTCTGGGTTGGCTTTGTGGGCTTTGTGGAAAGCCATCGAAGCCAAATTAAAGGAGAAGAACACATGAGGTGGATTATCAAAGTCACACATCAGGACGACATGGCCCTTTCCACCACATGCGAATACACCATCAATGAAGAACTGCTGGATGTCGTGCCGCCAGATTTTCGCACCTACATATTTGAAAAAATGGTGAAGCAGGTCGAGGACAAACTCAAGGAGAAGAGCGCATGACAGACCTGACCGAAGAAAACTTGCTGGCTGTCATTGTGGAGATGCAGTACCTAATCGCCAAGACGGGTGAAACGATAGCGCTCAAACCTACTAAGGTCATGTACCGCCCCGCAGAATTGGCAGCGCTTGGCCTCACGCATGAGGATGTTGTAAAGATGATTGAGGAGAACACATGACTAAAGACGAAGCACTAACGCTCGAGGCTTTGAAATATGCTGCCAGCAAGGGTTACGGAAGAGACTTACTAAACATGATATCTGCCCCATTTACCATTAAAGAAGCCTTGGCACAGCCACCCCTGCCAGTGCAGGCAACTAGCGGATGGAGTTTGCGTTATGTGTATTTTAATGAAAACGGAATACCACTAATGTACAGAGAGCCAGAGGAACGCAACTTCTGCCAACGATGCGGCAAGCGCACGCAAGACATTCACACATGCACACCGCCAGTTGCAGCCGGTTCACAGGCTTTTTACGGATTTCCTAAC